CAGTTTATGATGATTGAGGATTTGTATAAGACCACAGATAAATTAAATACACACATAGAATCTATGGCACTAAACAAAGTTAATATAGAATTTTTACGTAAACAAATGGATAAAGTTTTAGTTGATATTGAAAAATTAAAAGATGCCAATAGAGATCTTGGTTACAAAAACGGGAACTACAATGATTGAGCATGTAGTGGCCCTAATTATGTTCATAGGAGCGGAGATCAAGGAACACCGTATTCAGGATAACATGGCTGCGTGCCTTCGAGGCAAGCGTCATGCTGAAAGACAATACACACCCAACGTCACGTACAAATGTTTAAAAACTAAGGCAGAGACAGAAATATATTTAGGTGAAAAAAGTATAAAAAAGATTATACTACATTAACCATGTCAGGGAAAAGAAACTATTGGAGATTTACACCAGAGGTAGTTAATGGCAAATGTCCAACTTGTGAAGAAGAAACTTTGTTAGTTTCAATTGCAAGAGAGTTTTATAGATGTGTTACTTGCGGCACAGATTTACAACAACACATAAATGGTAAGATAAGTTATCTGCCTCATGTAGTATCGACCACACAATTTACAGAATTATTTAAAGATGGCGAGAAAATTTAAAGCATTTGTCGAAAGACCAAAGCCTCGTAAACGTCCACGACGTCATTCTAAAAAACTAAATAAACACGTCAAAAGACAGTCAAAAAAATATAATCGACAAGGTCGTCCACAATAGACTTGACAATATCCTAAAAAATCCTACATTGTAGGCATGAAA